CTATTACTTCTTTGTCTAACCAAGTTCAGATGTTGAACAGCGGCGACTTAGCAGCGGGTTCTGTACTGGGCATTCCTGTACCGCCAGCGGCTAGCAAGTTTATGTACTTGGTTACAGGTGCTGCTACTAACGCGGACTATACTGCTGGTAAAATCCTTATCGAATTTTTTGGCTACAACGCTTAATAATCTGGCGGGGTTAACGCCCCGCCTATGTTTTATAGGAGATTAATATGGCAGATGCTGTAACCTCACAAACTCTGATCGACGGCGGTAAACATGTCGTTATGAAGTTCACTAACGTTTCCGACGGGTCAGGAGAAGCCGCCGTCACAAAGGTTGATGTTTCTGCTTTGGAACCCAGTGTGGACGGTGAAGCCTGTACGGGTGTTGTGATTGAACGTATTTGGTGGCAGTGCATTGGTATGAAGGTTCAAATTTTTTGGGATGCGACTACGAACGCATTTTGCATTGAGCTTGGCGAAAACCAGAGCGGCTCCCACGACTATACTGTTTTTGGTGGTTTAACCAACAACGCGGGAAGTGGCAAAACCGGGGACCTTGCTTTTACAACCGTAGGTCATACGAGCGCGGACACTTATACAATTATTTTGTATATGCGTAAAAAGTATGGCTGACACTAAGAAAAAAACTAGCAAGGGCGAAATGCCTGCGCGAAACAAAAAGAATTTTCGCCCTACTAAATCTGGGGCGGGGATGACTGAAAAAGGTGTGGCTGCATACAGACGAAAGAACCCCGGTTCTAAGTTAAAAACGGCGGTTACTGGAAAAGTTAAAAAAGGCAGCGCGGATGCAAAGCGGCGTAAGTCTTATTGCGCCCGTTCTTTGGGTCAGATGAAAAAGTTTCCAAAGGCAGCGAAAGACCCAAACAGTCGTTTGCGCCAAGCTCGTAAAAGATGGAAGTGTTAATATGACAATAAGCCGTGGTCAAATGAACAAACAAATCACTACCTCTCCTCGTAAAAAAAACGTTATGCCAAGAGGTTTAAGTTACTTTAAAAATGGTGGAGAAGCTTCAACAAAATCTAAAGGCAGTAAAATATGCCCTTCTGGAAAAGCATGGGCTAAAAGAACATTTGATACATATCCTTCGGCGTATGCAAACATGGCAGCGTCCAAGTATTGTAAAGACCCTAACTATGCTAAGAAAAGCAAGGGGAAGTAAATGGGAGAGCTAAAGAAGTGGCGCGACCAGAATTGGGTTCGAATTGGGGCGGACGGTTCTATAAAGGGCCCCTGTGGCACGTCTAAGGACAAGAAAAACCCTGATAGATGCCTTCCTGAAAGTAAAGCTAAGTCTCTTACTAAAGGCCAGCGCAAAGCTACGGCTGCAAAAAAGAAAAGAGCTGGCTCCAAAGGTCAACAAGTTGTAAAAAACACAAAAGCTGCTACCGTTAAAAACATGTCCAGAGGTGGAGACCCTTCTGTGACAAAAGCGAAGAGACCTTTTCGGGGTAATACTTCTCCCGGAAGCGTAGTGGCTAGAGGTTGTGGAAAAGTATTAACCAGTAGACGCAAACAAACAAAAGGATCAGTGGCATGAAAAAGATGAAGAAAAAAGGTTACGCTAAAGGCGGCGTTGCTAAAAAGAAAATGGGCGGCGCAATGAAGAAAAAAGGTTTCGCTAAAGGTGGCGTTGCTAAAAGAAACATGGGCGGCGCAATGATGAAGAAAAAAGGTTTCGCTAAAGGTGGCGTTACTAAAATGAAACGCGGCGGCGCGGCTAAGAAAAAGTAATTAAATGCCTTTTTTGCAAAGTAATATACCACACTTTAAGTGTTGGGTTCGTCGTGAGTATACGGTCAACCATGAGCGTTACCACGGCGAATTTCTGCATGCTATGGTGATTGCTGTAACTACAATGCCCAACCGTTGCTTGAGCTTTCAAGTAATATTTACGGGTTGTGAGGCTGATGAGGACGGTGACGAAAACGTTCACGGTGGTGCAATGTGGGCTCGGATGCCTATAACGGCCTTAGTTGCTGACGAACCTTTAGAGGCTTGGCCCGCTCCAATGGCGGTACACAATGCGCAACCTTGGGACTGTCCGTCTCATACTCATGCGGTATATACATTAGAAAGAGCTACACCTTGTCCATGGATGGCAAAGATAGACGGTAAATTCTTTCCAGCAAAGTATATGTTTACAGTTGATTATACCGATACCGACGTTGCAGATGACCCCGCTCAACACAAGCAAGCCCATGTTATGCAGCTTTTAGAGGCGGGGGAATGGACGGGTAATATTGTTGCGTTGCCGAATAACCGTGTGCGGGTAACGCATCCTGCTTGGTTTGAAACCGGGAAAGGCGCTCCAGACTTCAAACCGTCTCAGCATGTACATTATTCTAAATCTGATCTAGACTATACACTAGATGTAAACCAAATATTCGACAATATTTACAGCGAGGAATGATATGGCGGTTTCTAACAGCGTAAATTTTGAGCTAGACGTGGCTGAATATATTGAAGAAGCGTTTGAGCGTTGCGGCTTAGAGGTACGAACGGGTTACGACTTAAAATCAGCCAAACGTTCTTTAAACTTAATGCTGGCTGAGTGGGCGAACCGAGGTTTAAACCAGTGGACTATTGCGCAGCGCACGGTTGCAATGGTGGAAGGAACGGGCGAATACGCTTTGGGCGCTGATGTTATTGATATTTTGTCTTTGATAGTTAGTCGGGATGGCACGGATTATTCTTTGTCTAGGTTAAGCCGAGATGATTATATTACAATTCCAAACAAGACCACAGACGGTCGCCCGAACCAGTTCTTTTTAGACAGGCAGGTTACACCGAGTCTTAAACTCTGGCCTGTTCCTGACAACAGCACAGACGTTGTTTATTACAACGCGCTTACTCGCATGGACGACGCGGACACTTATATAAACAATATGGACATGCCCTTCAGGTTTTATCCTTGTTTGGCTGCGGGCTTGGCTTATTATATCTCCGTTAAGCGGGCTCCTCAACGTGTTCAACTTTTAAAAGCCATGTACGAGGAAGAGTTTGAGCGGGCCATGACCGAAGATCGTGACCGTGCATCGTTCAACGTTGTACCTCAGTACGATTATTATAGGATGGGCTAATGAGCAAGTTTGCGTCGGGCAAAAACTCTTATGCAATCTCTGACCGATCCGGTTTCCGGTATCGCTATAGAGACATGCGCAAGGAGTGGAACGGCTTGCTGGTTGGACGCGACGAGTTTGAACCGAAACAGCCGCAACTGGGGCCTTTTAGAAAAGTAACTGATCCCGAGTCTTTAAAGAACGCCCGCCCCGATGTAGCAGAGACTTTAGACGTTTTTGTAGGGATTGCCTTGGTTGAAGAGCCGTTTCCGCTTCCCATAGTGGGCACTGGCCTTGTAGGAGTTATTACGGTGGTTACAACATGAGCTATACTTACACTACATTAAAACAGGCAATAATTGATTACACTGACAACAATGAGACAACCTTTGTAAGTAATCTTCCTGTTTTCATCAAAAACACAGAGGAACGTATTTTAAAGAACGTTCAATTAAGTTTGTTCCAAAAGAACGATTCTGGCGCAATGTCGGCTTCTAATAAATTTTTAGGGGTTCCAAGCGATTTTTTAGCGCCTTTTTCTTTGTCTTTTACCAACAGTGATGAAGACTCCGTGTTTTTAGATTTTAGAGACCCAAACTTTATTCAGTCTTTTAACCCTAACCCTTCCGTCACAGGCGCTCCTCGTTTTTACGCTCAATATGATTTAAACAATCTTATTCTAAGCCCCACTCCTAACAGTGCTTATGCGGTTGAACTTAATTATTTTTATCGTCCAACCAGCCTAACTAAGAGTCAGACAACTTTTTCGGTTGCCTACACTGGATCAACTGTTTTCTCCGCTGGAGAAACTATTATTGCAACTCCTGCGGGCGCAACTTCTTCCACTGCAAACTCTTCCTTTATCGTTACTGGAACCACTGGGGCGGATAACACAACTTTAACAGCTAATTTTCCTGCGGGTCTTACGGACGCTTACCCCCGAGGAACGGCGGATTCTGGAACAGCTTTAGTTGGAAATACCAGCGGGGCTGTTGCTGTAGTTAATAGCGTTCCCAGTGGAACAACGTCAGAAAAGATAGTTCCGGACATTACTGAAACTTGGCTTAGTGAGAACGCCGATCTAGCTCTTTTGTACGGAAGTTTGATGGAAGCGTATATTTTTATGAAAGGCGAGCAGGACATGCAAGTCTTGTATGAAAAACGCTTTGTAGAAGCCATTATGGGGCTAAAACTTCTTGGCGAGAGCAAGGAAGTAACGGACGAGTATAGAACAGGACCAGTGGTGAGGCAGAAACAATGAACAACATGTCTTTTGGTGTATCAATGTCTAATGATTTTAAGGTGGGGGTTGAGACTACGGATAACCGCGGGTTTACCCCTGAAGAAACTGCGAAACGTTGTGTGAGCAAAATCATAAATGTTTCCGAAACCGCGCCCCCCGAAATAAGGGATCAGGCTCTTGCGTACCGAGACGAAGTTGAGAAGGTCATAGCCGTCTATATGAAACAGGCTATTCAAAGCGACAGAACTACGGTATATAATGCAATTAAAGATGCTGGTCAGCCGAAGTTGGCCGAATATATAAGGAAAATGTAAATGGCTTTTAACGGCAACTTTCTATGTACTTCGTTCAAAGTAGAATTAATGAAGGCGGTGCATAATTTCACGGCAGCGAGTAACGTTTTTAAACTTGCTCTTTATGACAACAGCGCAACCTTCACTGCGGCAACTACTGCTTATACTGCAACCAATGAGATTAGCGGCACGAACTACACGGCTGGAGGTAACTTTTTAACGAGTGTAACGCCTACAAGCAGTAGCACGACCGCTTTCACCGATTTCGCTGACGAGGTGTTTTCGACGGTTACGATTTCTGCTGTGCGTGGCGCTTTGATTTATAACGATGCGGCTTCGGGGGACCCCACTGTTTGTGTGTTAGACTTTGGTGCAGACAAGGCGGCTAGTTCCGGCGACTTTACGATTGTCTTCCCAACGGCGGATGCTTCTAACGCGATTATCCGGATAGCCTAATGGCCGATCCGGTTGCAGCCTTTCAGGGGTGGAATAGCTCCCTCCAAGGGTGGAACACCGGGACTTGGAACACCAATGTTGCCTATTCTATAACTGCAACTGGAGCAGTTGGTGCGGCTACGGTGTCTGGAGATGCCGCCGTTTCTGTTACTGGAGTTGGTGGAACAGCGGCGGTTGGAGCCGTAACAGTCACCGGATTTGCAAATGTCTCTGTCACAGGAATTGCGGGAACATCAGCGTTAGGCAGTTATTTCACTACCAGCACAATGGTGGCGATGACAGGCTCTGTAAATGCGGCTACTGCTGGAGCAGTTGGTGACGCAAACATTTTTGTAACGGGTATATCCTGTACCGGAATAATTGGCACTCTGAAAAACGAACCGTGGGGTCAAATCATTCCAGATCAAAACCCTAACTTTTTAAATATAACGCCCTCTCAAGACCCTTCTTGGGCCAATATTGAGAGCGGACGCGCAGCATAGGATAAAACAATGGCAAGTGTATATACAAATGACTTACGGTTAGAGGAAATCGGCTCCGGCGAACAGTCGGGCTCTTGGGGTGATACCACCAACACTAACCTAGAATTAATTGCAGAAGCGTTTGGTTTTGGCACTGAAGCCATTACCACCAACGCAGACACACATACAACTACGATTGCGGACGGTGCTAGTGATCCCGGTCGAGCGATATTCTTAAAGTACACTGGTACTTTAGATTCTGCCTGTACAATTACGCTTGCACCTAACACGGTTAGCAAGCTGTGGTTTATTGAAAACGGCACTAGCGGTTCACAGAATATTATACTTTCTCAGGGCTCGGGGGCTAACATAACAATCCCAGCGGGTCAGACTAAGGCCGTCTATTCAAACGGTGCGGGCTCTGGCGCGGTTATGGTTGATGCCTTTGCCACGCTTAATGTTGTGGATTTGCTGGTTGATGACGATCTGACGGTTACGGATGATTTGATTGTAGGCGGTGACATTGATCTTGAAGGCAGTATCGACGTTAACGGCACTGCAAACCTAGACGTAATTGACGTAGACGGTGCAGCTAACTTCGCCGCTGACGTAACCTTTGCCGCTGGCGCAGATATTATTACTGCTTCAACAGGCAATGGCCAGAATGTTAGAGTTGGCGTGGACGCAGGCAGCTCTATAGCTTCTGGCGGTAACCAGAACGTCCTACTAGGTGATTCGGCTGGAGCCGCAGTTAATACTGGTGATGGTAATATTGCGATTGGTTTTGAGGCAGGCAATGATATCACTACTGGCAGCTACAACACTATTATGGGTTGGAAAGCTGGTGATAAAATAAGTACTGGCGCACAAAATACTGCTATTGGTGATGGCGCTATAGGCGCAGACACATTAGGACAAAAAAGTATTGCCGTTGGTTCTAACGCACTAAATCAACAAAACTTCACGACAGCAACAGATGCTTACAATGTGGCGGTTGGTTATAATGCAGGGCAAGGAATTACAACTGGAACATTTAACACATTAATTGGTGGTCTTGCAGGTGATGCTATTACATCGGGTGATAACAATACTTCTGTGGGCTACTCATCTTTAACTACTAATACACTTTCAGATAGAAACGTAGCAATGGGTAATTTTGCACTATCTGCCCTCAATCATACTACCACTACAGATGCTTACAATGTAGGTATTGGTCATAGTGCAGGAAGAGAAATCACAACGGGCGTAGAGAACGTATTAATCGGTGGTCTTGCTGGTGATGCCTTAACTGACGCTGATTACAACACATCCGTTGGTGGTGCTAATTTAAGTTCGGATACTCTAGGTAGTAAATCAACTGCTATTGGTTACGGTGTTTTAGTTACACAAAACTTTACGACAGCTACAGATACTCATAACACAGCCGTTGGTTATAACGCAGGTACATCAGTTACAACTGGCGTAGAAAACACCCTCATTGGCGCTCTAGCTGGCGATGCTTTGACCACAGGTAATGCTAACGTAGCTATTGGATTTGAGGCATTATCAACAGAAGATGGTCATGGAAATAATGTTGCAGTTGGATACAGAGCTTTAAAAACATTAAATGTAGGAGCTACAGCATACAATACAGCAGTTGGGAATGATGCAGGGCTTTCAATGACCTACGGTGTAAACAACACCCTTGTAGGTGGTCTTGCAGGTGATGCTTTAACAGGTTCAGCAGATTATTCTGGCGGTGCAAATAATGTTGCTGTTGGTCGAGCAGCTTTAGGCGCAGATACTTTAGGGTCTTCATCTGTAGCTATTGGATTTGAAACTTTGTTGGCTCAAAACTTTACTACTACTACAGAAAGTGTAAACACTGCTGTTGGTCATAGAGCAGGACTAGCAGTCACAATTGGCGTAGAAAACACCCTTATCGGTGGTTATGCAGGCGATGCTCTTACTGATGCTGGTTATAATGTAGCTATAGGAGCTAGAGCATTAGGCGCTGATACACTAGGTAGTAGGTCTGTTGCTATTGGTCAGGGAGCTTTGTCAACTCAAAACTTTACTACTGCTACAAATACTTCCAACGTGGCTGTAGGTTATGATGCAGGACTAGCAATTACAACTGGCACAAGTAACACCTTTGTTGGTAGTTCAACAGGTGACGGTACTAATGATGGTAATAACAACACGGCCATTGGGTCCCTAGCTCTTAGTGCTAACTGTGGAGATAGTAATACGGCTGTAGGTTTAGAGGCACTCAAGGTTTGCACAGGTTCTAATAATACTGCAATGGGTAAAAATGCGGGAAATGCTGTGACGAGTGGCAATAATAATATGTTGCTAGGTCTAGATGCGGGTCTAACAGGAAGCCCCGGCGGTGCTATTACTACAGACAACAACTTTATGGTGTTAGGTGATGAAAATATTGCAACCATTAGAACGGCAGTAGGTGTTACTGCTACCTCAGATCAGCGTGATAAAACTGATTTTACGGCACTAGACGTTGGCTTAGACTTTGTTAAGGCACTAGCACCTGTGACATACAAGTGGGACAAACGGTCTAAGTATATTGATAAAACAGATGTCACAACATACAACGAAGATGGCAGTGTAGACCATGAGGGTTGGGATATAACTACCGATTTAAATGTTATTACACATGACGGTACTCACAAAGAAGATTGGTTAGACATTGGTTTCAAAGCTCAAGAAGTTGAAGCCTTGGAGCAAGCTGCTGGTTACAACAAAAACAATAAAACTAATTTGGTTTCTTCAATAACTCCCGATGGCAAAAGCTATGGCTTAACCTATGAAAAATTTATACCAATCTTAGTCAAAGCAATGCAAGAACAGAACGCATTAATTGAAGCCTTAACGGCTCGTGTGGCGACATTGGAAGGTTAAGCATGGAACTTATACCACGCCACTTTCCAAACGTAGGTGTAGTTGAAGCCCAGCTACCAGAGGACGTTGTAGACAACATATGGACTGTCATCAACGAGGCACGGGAACAGCCAGAGGATATGAAGCCTGAACTAGCGGGTAACATAAGCTCATCTATCAGGCTGGACTCTAGCTCACCGCTGCTTGAGAAGTTTATCTCTGAGGTAATACCTTCGTTCATGGACAGCCACATACAGAACTATGGCTCACCGTGGAGGGCAGTAATGAAAGAGGGCGAAGGGTTTAACCTTGAAAGCCTCTGGGTTAATTTCCAAAAGAAGCATGAGTTCAACCCACCTCACGATCATAGCGGTGTGTTTAGCTTTGTAATCTGGATGCAGATACCTACGTCCTACGCAGAACAAAAGAAACTTCCTATATGCGCTGAGTCAAATGCGGATAACCACATATCTAACTTTGCATTCAACTACACAAATACGTTGGGCAGGGTATCTACCTTTGCCTACAACATGGAAAAAGAAGCAGAGGGTTACATGGTTATGTTCCCCTCAACCATGCTCCACCAAGTCTTCCCATTCTATGAGAATGATGGAGAAAGAATATCAATCTCAGGCAATGTGAATATTGCACAATTACAAGGATAAAGAAAATGGCAAGAGAAGCTGATCAAATCGCACAAGACTACTCAGCAATGCTGGGCAGTGTAAGCGTAATTACTAACGTCATTGATGATGACAATAAGTTCTGTAACGACATGACTACAGACGAAAAGAAAGAACGTGTTGGTCGTAGCATGGGCTACATTGCTCACATGAAAGACCTAGATGATTGGGGCAGCGAAGACATGGCTCCTATTACTGCCGCTATCACCGCAGCTACTAACTTTATAGCTGCTTAACTTTAACATAATAGGAGATCAAAATGGCTAAGAAACAAACAAACACCATTACGATCAACGGCACTGAGTATGATTACGAAAGTCTAAACGACACCCAGAAAAACTTTCTGGATCATGTTGTTGATTTAGAGCGTAAAATTCGTTCTTCCCAGTTTAATATAGATCAGTTAAAAATAGGACGTGAAGCATTTTTGAATATGCTGACAAACTCTTTGGGTTCTGATACAGAAGAGACAGACGTTATAAACTAGGCGGAGTGAATGAATGCCCCTGACCAAACTCCAGTTCAAACCCGGTATTAACCGAGAAGTCACCTCATACACCAATGAGGGCGGATGGTTTGACATGGACATGGTTAGGTTTCGTTTTGGGTTCCCCGAGAAAGTGGGCGGTTGGTCTAAGTTTACTAACGTTAATTTTCTCGGGTCCTGCCGAGCTTTGCACTCATGGAAAGCTTTAGACGGCACTGATTTTATCGGGGTTGGAACCAACTTAAAGTACTATATTTTAGAGGGGCAACAGTTCTACGACATTACTCCTATTCGGCTTACGTCGAGTGCGGGGGATGCTACTTTTGCTACCGGGGCTGACACGCTAAATGGTGCAATATCCGCAGTTTCTGAAACTATTGTAATAGACAGTGCTACGGGGTTTCCTGCGTCTGGAAGAGTAAAAATAGGCTCTGAAGAAATAACTTATGCTTCTATTTCCAGCGTTACGTTAAATGGTTGCGCTAGAGGCCAAAACGGAACAACAGCAGCGGCGCATGCGGACGGTGCGGCAATAGCGTGTTGCACGATTACGGTTACGGAAAATGACCACGGCGCATTAGACAGTGATTTTGTGACATTTACAGATGCGGCGTCTTTGGGTGGTTTAATTACCGCGGCGGTTCTTAACCAAGAGTATCAAATTACAACAATTGTTAGTTCCAACGCTTATCAAATAGAAGCTAGAACGGTATCAAGCATTCCATCCATTACGACAACGAATGGTTTAAACCCTACCTTTGTTTTTTGTAACGCCTCGGATAGCGGCTCTGGGGGGTCCGCGGCGGTAGCTGCATATCAAATTAACACCGGGCTTGACACAACAATCTCTGGAAACGGTTGGAACGCGGGCACATGGGGCCGCGGAACGTGGAATTCGGCAACTGACTTGTCTGTTTCGGGTCAGACTTTGCGCATTTGGAGCCATGATAATTTCGGTGAGGACCTCCTGATTAATCCGCGGGACGGCAATATCTTCTATTGGAATAAAACAGATGGTACGGGTGTTAGGGCTAAATCTCTTACGGCAGTAGGGGCCACTGATCCTCCCATAGTTGCTAAAATCGTGTTAGTTTCGGACGTTTCACGGCATGTTATTTTATTTGGTTGTAATCCAGAAAACAGCACGACCCAAGACCCGCTTTTAATCCGGTTTGGTAGCCAAGAGAGTTTGTTAACGTGGTCTGCCAGCGCTACAAACTCCGCGGGAGACCTAAGACTTGGGTCGGGCTCTGAGATTATAGCTGCAATAGAGACAAAACAGCAGATTATGGTGTTTACGGACGTTTCTTTACACGCGATGCAGTTTCTTGGACCCCCGTTTACCTTTGGTATTGGCATGGTATCGGACAACTTAACCATTATGGGTCCTTTGAGCGCTATTAACGTAGAGGACAAGATTTTCTGGATGGGTCAGGAAGAGTTTTACGCTTATTCTGGTGCTGTGCAGCGTTTACCTTGTACTGTGCGAGATTACGTCTTTTCGGACTTTAATTTCCTTCAAAAAGAGAAGGTTACGGCGGCTTCAAACACTGCTTTTGGGGAGATTTGGTGGTTTTATCCTTCGGGTTCTAGCGAAGAAAACGACCGATATGTTGTGTTTAATTATCAGCAAAACCTTTGGTATTATGGAAATATGGGGCGAACCGTGTGGTTAGACCGCGGTATTAACGCCGATCCGATTGCGGCTTCAGCCGATCACTACCTTTACGCTCAAGAAACGGGCTTTGACGACGGCAGCACGGTTCCTGAAACGGCTATTTCGGCGTATATTGAGAGTAGTCAAATAGACATGGGTGATGGGGATCACTTCCTGTTTTTAAGCCGTTTAGTGCCTGATATGACCTTTATGAACTCCACTGCGTCGGCTCCTTCGGCCACTATGACGCTTGAAACCCGCAATTATCCGGGCGGTTCTTACCTTCAGTCTCAAGCACAAGCGGTTACTAGAACGGCTACGGTTCCTATAGAACAGTGGACAAATGTGATTAATGTAAGGCTTCGGGGGCGGTCGTTTTCGTTTAAAGTGTCTTCCTCGGATGAGGGGGTAGGCTGGCGGTTAGGTACGCCTCGTGTTGATTTAAGACCTGACGGGAGAAGGTAGTGTCCCGTAATCTAGTAAAACCGTTTTTTCCGGTAGCGCCTGAAGCTTATGACCGAGACTACATGGAGCAAGTTGTACGTTCTTTTTCGGTGTATATTGAGCAGATTCAGAACCCCGGAGCTAACAGGGGCACGGGCATAGTTTTAACGGCGTTGCAAACGGACGATCAGGGGTTAGAAGTAGGTGAAGTGTTCCAGTACAGAGACGCGGCGGGCGTTATGGGGCAGTTAAAAGTAACGGTTGCGAACCAGCCAAATCTTGGCGGAAACGTTTCAACGGGTGGGGTTGGTTCTGTAACTGTAGTAATATCATAATGGCATGGAAAAGTTAAAACATACCTGCTATAGTAGTTTTGAAGGGGTTTAAGATGCAGCAACAAATGGTACTTCCAGAAGGTGGTTTAGCCTCTTTCCTTACGTCTAACTTAGACGAGATGGACGACAGCCGCCTTGCTTTTGGCTCCCAGAACGGCATTAACTCCATGCGGGAAACCGCAGAACGCATGGCTAAAATGGGCCGTGGCGGCGACGATGTTATCATTCACGCAAAAACAAGAGAACGTTTGATTCCTCAAGAAGTAAGTGACGGCAACCCTGAACTTATGTCTCAAGTAGATATCGCTATCGCCAACGCGGGCGCTGATCCTTCGGCATATATTATTGGCAGCGAAACAAACTCAGTAAACCCTTACACAGGACAGCGGGAGTTCTTCTTAAAGAAGCTTATCTCCGGTGTTAAGAACGTGTTTAAGAAGCTTGCCCCGATTATTGTGCCTATAGCGCTTAACTTTATAGCACCGGGGTTAGGTTCTATAGCTTCGGGCTTTATTGGCAGCGGAATTACTGCATTGGCTCAAGGCAAGAACTTTAAGGAATCGTTAAAAGCGGGCCTTATAGGCGGCGTACTGGGCGGTATTAGCTCTGGAATGAAGGGCGTTATGGCGAAAGGCGAGGGCGTAAAAGGAAATATGTTTGAAAGGTTTGGGCAAGGCTTTGAACAAGGGGCGCTTCCAGACCTTAGCGACGGTGCGAGTTCTATGTTTAAGCTTGGAAAAGCGGAAGGCAGCACCCTGTTTGGCAAGCCGTATGATGTAGAAGCGGGCAACAAAGCCATAGCCGGGGGCAACACTCCCGTGATGGATAAACTTAGTGGGACGTTTTACAACGATCCCGTCGCTGCCGTTGGTCCAGACGTACAGGGCGCAGTTAATACCTTAAACGCTACTGGAAAACCGTTTGAGATGGCGGACGCTATAACTCTCGCCAACCAGAGCGTTACTGCGGCCGTTCCGGGCAGCATAAAATATATACCTACTATTGCCGCTGGTTCTGCTCTTGCCTACGGCTTGGGAGCTTTTGATGAAATTGAGCCTGAAAAAGTAGACGATCCATATGACAGCGCTTCGGCCTCTGAACGGCGTCTTGCTAATTTCCCTAGAAGGTACAGCACAGATACTCCTATAGCTGGTATGGGCGCTAATATGGACGACGTAATGGTTCCTTACTATGGGGAGCAAATGGCTCAACCTACGGTACAAGTTGCTCAATCTTTGGAAGAGCAGTATCCTGATCTTTATAAGCAATACTTAGCAGAAAATCAAACTCAATTTGCCGCGGCGGGCGGTCCAATGGAATCCTTCCCACGCCGGACAGGTTATATCGCGGGCCCCGGAACAGAGACTTCTGACGATATCCCAGCGATGTTGTCTGACGGAGAGTTTGTAATGAATGCAAAGGCCGTCCGCGGTGCGGGTAACGGAAGCAGAGAGCAGGGAGTTCGTAACATGTACCAGATGATGCGAGCTTTTGAAGGGGGTGCAGTAGCATGAGTGTTAGCGAAACAGTTGTAACCAACCGCCAAGACCCGGCAATTGAAGCCTACCGTTTAGGACTTTTACAAGACGTTCAAGGCTTTACTGGCGGGCAGATTTTTGGGCAAAACGTTCAAAACTTGCGTAAGCAGGGTCTTTCTGACCAACAAATCTCTGAGCGTTTATCTACGGCGGCTACTGGGACTGAGGGCGAAGATGATTACAACGCTGGTCGAACCTATTCTTTAGACGAAGTTAGCGGAATTAATCAGGACGCCCAGTATGCTCCCCCTGACTACCAGATTGCGGGTCTTAGTGCGTCTGAACAAGCGGCGATTACTCAGGCTCAACAGGGTTTGGGCGCATATCAGCCTTACCTTGACCGAGGGGATCAGTCAGTTCGTTCCGGTATTTCTTCTTTATATGGTACAGGGGCACAGTTTGATCCCACTAACGCAAGAAACTTTGCCAACCAAGGCATAGCGGCTTATGGCCAAACTACAGGCCAGTATGATCCGTCACGGGCTATACAAAATACTTATGGCGCTATGGACGATCTGTCTGGAACAACGGGTGGATACGATCCGGCAAGCGCCAAAGCTTATATGAACGAGTACGAAGATGCTGCTGTGCAGCAAGCTTTAGCCGACGTGGCCCGTGCTGGAGAGGTACAGAAAACTCAACTAGGAGCAAATGCTGTAGGTGCGGGAGCGTTTGGCGGAGCGCGTCAGGGCATTGAAAACTCAGAGCTTGGCCGTAACATTTTGATGCAACAGGGCCGAACAGCGGCTCAGATGCGGGCTGCGGGATATGAAAGCGCGGCACAGCGGTCTCAGCAAGCGTTTGAACAACAGATGGGCCGTGGTCAAAATGCGGCGGCGCAGCGGTCTCAGATGGGCTTGCAGGCTGGACAGTTTGGCAGTCAGACATACGAGCAAGCGATGGCTCGTCGTCAAGCAGCGGCACAGAACGCGGCAAATCTTGGTATGTCAGCAGAACAGTTTGCGGCAACTGGGATGGAAAATGCAATGGCTCGTCGTCAGGCGCAGGCCAGCGGATATGGTCAACTGGGCATTCAGCAAGCGGGTCTTGGAGAAATGCGGGCGAACCTTGGCAGCATGGACCTACAAAACTTAATGGGGACGGGCGCTTTAGAGCGTGGAAACCGTCAAGCGGGCTTGGATGCGCTACGTCTGTCAAACTTGCAGCGTTATACGCAACCTTATCAGCAGTATGGCTTCCTTTCAGACATTTATTCTGGTACTCCTTCGGGGTCATCTACACTTACAGCGGCATCAGCGCCGCAAACTTCACCTTTCCAATCCATGTTAGGTTTGGGAATAGCGGGTTTAAGTGCCGCGGGCGGCGCACAAAAAGCAGGATTATTGTAAATGAACGTTCCAAACAGATACAAAGGCTTTTCTCAGTTGCCTGAAAACGTGCAACAGCGCATGGACCCTTCTTTGGCTAATAAGTACCAGATGGGTGGCTCTGTTATGCAGCGTCCGTTGTTTAGGCAAATGGGCGGTCCGACTGACATGATGCCACAAGATATGATGCCGCCACCTCCGATGGGTGGCGCTCCAATGCCCCCTCCTCCGATGGCTCCCCCTCCGATGGGCGTAGACCCTGCTATGGAAGCGCAATTGATGGACGCCGAGAACACGGGTCAGCAAATTGGCGCACAGTTCTCTGAAGATATGATGATGAATTTGGAAGGCGCAGAAGACTATCAGTCTTTGATTGACGGGATTCGAGGCAACCAGCTTCCTATAGATGCTCGTTATCAAGAGCTTGCGGGTTACGTTGGCGAGCAAGACGCCATGGCAACACCGGAATCGGTTTTAGCCTTAACTCAGCCTACTATAATGATGACTGAGCAGGGTGCGATGGACAGCGGCATTGGTGAGTTGATGCAAGGTATTGCTGGTGACGTACCGATGGAAGGTCCGATGGACGAGGGCGTTGGCGCACTCATGGCGGCGGGGGCGGGAAACACACCACCCGTAAATTTTAGGAATGGCGGACCTGTAGAGGTCCGCGGTTACTCCAACGGTGCCGCAGTTAGCTCGGGCGGCGGAAGTCGAATTATGGCGCAGGCCGAAAGAGACGCTTCAGGTTACGAGAAATACTTTGCAGGCGGCTTAGACCAAGAAGCGCGGGCCGCGGCCCTTGCGGAGCAAAACGAGATGGCGAAGGCTCAGATGTTGTTTGACATTGCGGGCACTGCTTTAAACTTTGCAGGCAATACGCAAGGCAATACTATTGCGGAGCGCTTGGCTAATGCCGCGGCACAAACTCAGTTAACCGACAAGATCGGAGCGCGGTCCGCGGGCATTTTGACTGCGAAACAATCGCAGGCGGCCGAAGAACGTCAGCTTCGCATGGCCGCTAGGCAGGCCAGCTTGAATCAGGCTCAAGCTGACGACACGTTTAGAAAAAACTTAGAATTAGCGTCAGCTAAAAAATCGGCAGGTACTCCAAAATTTGAAACTTTATATAACGTAAATGGGGAAGGAAACCTGACCGGGCAAGGCACTAGATACGATTTAACAGACCCTCTTTCATTGACTAGGTATAACGCCGCTCTTAGAACAGGAAAATATCGGGACGCAACAACCGCTGCCCCGTTCCTTGCGGCTTTGGGTGAAGAAATAAAACCTCAAGAGCTTACTCAAGTGCAAGTTACGGCCCCTATAACTGTTGATGGTTACACTTATAAAATAGGTGAGATTGCCAATCTCACTCCGAGACAAAAACAAGACAATGCTAGAAAATGGAGCGCTGTTCCCGAAAAAGTTGAGTTTGTAACTCTTAATAAAGGTACAGAAACCAAGCTAGTTATTACAAATGCTCCGGGGTCTGGAAAAACTCTTCAAACGTTATCTGACCTAGGCTGGAGTACAAGCACTTTAGAAGGGGAAACAGCCGCTAAGAAAGAGATTATCAGCTTTACACAAGGCTTTAACAAAGACGCTCAAGCCCGCTTGTTTGCGAACCAAAAAGAACTTGCAGGAATGTCCGACAAAACAACCCGAAGAGGTCAGGACCTGCAAGAACAGATTGCAAGGGATGGAAGAGAGCTTCAAAAAACTTTACAAGACAACAGGCAGCTATTTACAACTGGTCGAGATCAGACGTTGCAGGGTTATAAGACGGCCCTTAAATCTTACAGCGCTACTATTGACAAAGATTTGCTGGCTCTCAAAGGCCAACAAGGCGTTGAAATTGAAAAACTTAGAGCCGAACTTAGGGATCAAAGCTCTAAAGTTTCATCTGAACTTAGTTTGGCTAATCAACTTTCTGTTGCGAAGGTTAAGCGCAGCTATGAGATTGAGCGCCTTACTACAACAAATGAACGGTCAATTGAGATTGAAAAACTTAGGTCCGCGTTAGGCGATGCTTCACGACAAGATCAAAACGTTTTCAAAGCGGCCGAATCGCTACTTAATAGAGTTGCAGATACAGAAGGTCTTTTAAGTCAACAAGAATGGAAAAACATTCAAAACGAACTTGATCGTAATTTTAAAGGCACGGAAGCTGAGAAAAAAGCTGCGGCACTTCTTTTACAGAACATTGCAAAAAACAACATGACCGCAGAGGGCTTAGACCTGCAAGAAGCAAGAGACCTTGTTTCGAAAGCTAAGGGTGAAGCCAAAACTATTTTGGACAGAGAGCGCTTTGAACTTGAGAAAGCAGAGGAGCCGTTGCTTGCCGCTAAAGGCACGGACGCTACGATCAAAGCGCTTTCAGATCAAGACAAGCTAGACAGATACGCTACTAACACAATGCCCGCTACTGAGGCTAATCAGTTTGACATGATTATAGAATATTGGGCAAAGAAACAAAGCGAGAAGTGGTCTAGTGCTGCAAATGATGGCCAAGGGGGCTATGTTCCTAGTGCTTTAACTCTTGGACCAGCTTTGAAAAAGGCAATCGCGGCCCGCGTAGCTATACTTGGACAGGAAAACGTTCCTGATTTAAGTAATGCATCTAATTTTGTTGTGAGAGGAGCGCCGGGAAGCGTTGCGGCATATGCGTTTAACGAAGACGGAACAGTGAATCCGGACTCATTTAACTCAGATAATACACTGATAATTTCGGGTGTTGACTTGTCAAAGTCTCAGGGCATAGCTTCGGGCTTTAACCGTGTGTTTAAAAACATAGGTTCGTTTATTAAAGAAATCTCACTTGGGTTTTTTGATACGGAAGGTGGCCCTTCTAGTAAAGTTGGTGTTACTAGAAGGGCTGACGCTGAATTAGACGCTTTAGCAAGAAAAACTATTGAACTTGGAAGATCGGGCGTAGAAGGAAAAGTTTTTGCTTTAGATGTTAAACTTTTAGAAGAAGAAGTTAAGAACTTTAAGGCTTCGGCTTTTGGTACAGACCGAGGGGCTTTGGATCAACTGTATGTTACAAGGGCTTCAATGGCGGCACAGTTTGGAGCTATTGTAGATGTTCTAAATGGTGGAACTAAAGGAGGTTATACGGAACTCCAAGTAACCACAGCTAGAGCAACGAAGCCAAAACTAGAAGAATTGTTAGGCGAGTATACCGCAGCAATTCTTATATATGAGCGGTCTTTGGATTCTTCTTCAAGCGCTGAAGCAAGCACCGCCAGCGACCAAGTTCAAACGGGGGGTTCTTTGACACGCGATGCTGGAAGAGTTAATTAAATACCATAGGGGGGTTAATGATGGCCGACAATAACGTTGAATTAGACCCTACCGGGGCAAACGTAGAAGAATTTATTGGAACTACGGACGTGCCTTCACTCGTGTCTGTTCCAAAGGAGCCTGCGACTTTTAAGCAAGTTTATATTAACAAAGTTATTTTAACCCCTGAACTAATGAACACGGCTCGCGATCTTTTTCCTCAAGCAAAACAGGAAGCTATAGAGGCGGGAGATATGTCATTTCCCCGGACTTCAGGCGGGTTTCTTGCAAACGACCTAGTAGATACCATGCGCGTGGATTTTAAGGATCGGCTTGCAGAAGACCCTAATTATATTACATACGAAAGCTTGAGAAACGGGACGGCGACAATACTAGACGAAATTGAGATTTACGCTGGAAAAAGCCCAAAAGAACGTATGTTAACAGATGACGACATTGCTAAAATATTTAGCAATGCAGAGGATGCGCCGTTTGCTCGTGCTTTCTTTGGAGAACTAGCGAAAACAGTTCCCGCTTTACAGGCCGGAATGTCAACTACGGCTTTGACCGCGGGGAAACTTTATTCAAAACCGCTTTTTCCAGTTGGAACTCCTTTAAGCGGTGCGGAGTGGCTTGGTAAAACGGTTGCGGCTCTTGGGACGGGTGTTGCTGTGGGTTTTGGCGTATATAGCGCTGCTGATGCAATTGAAGAAGGTTTTTTAGGTCCCGATCCAGTAGTTGTTCCCGGACAGCGGGCCGCGTATGAGGCTTTTAGAACCGCGGGCGGCGGTGCTGCAAACATCCTTTTTCCGTTTATGTTATCGCGATACACCGTAGACAGTGGAGCAAGGTTTGTTTTAGATAATCTTGCAAGAAACATAAAAGGCCCTATTGGTTTACGCATACAGGCCAGTTTAGATGAAATGTTGGCAGGTTCAGCAAGATTAGCCACGGGCTCTCGGACCGGAGCAATAAGCACGGCGATTGTAGAGAGTGGCGGCGCACTGGGCTCCGCGGGGGCAGCTTATCTAGCAGAGGATGCCAATGTTGGAACGGGTGGAAGGCTGCTTTCTGAGTTTATCGGAGGCAACATAGGAGCTTTGACCGTCTTAAAAGCTCTTCCAAAAGCTTTAACGTCCCTTACAGACGCGGGCGGGGTCGAAGGAATTACAAGCTCCATTGGAGACGCTCGTCAAAAGAAAGTTTTTTCAAAAATAAGCGAGCTTTACCAAAAATTTGGTGACCAATCTCAGTACGACGAATTGTTAGAAAATTTAACCAGCCCAGCATTTAAGGCAGAAATGGAGAAGGCTTTTCCGGGCGTTGACTTTAGTGTTGGGCAACGGTCGGGAGACCCGTTGTTCATGGCTTTAGAGGCTTCGCGGTCGGCAAAGAGTGAAGACCTTAGCGCCGCTCGCAAGAAGTCCGAAAGATTAGCGTTTGAAGCAACAAACAACTTTATAAAAGCTTTGACCGCGGAAGGTTCAGAAGCTTCATTAAATGCTGCGGCTCAGTTGCGAAAGTCTTTGTTTGACGAAGCGGTTCAAAACAACATTAGTGTTCCACTAGCCCGACTTGCTAAGTCTATAGCGCAACTAAAAAAACTTCCCGTAGTAGATGGTGATCCAACCGTTATTGCAGGATTAAGTCCGGCCGCTCTTTCCAAAAAATTAACAGACGTTTTAGAAAACCAACTCTTTACCGTGATGGGCGCTAAAGAACGCGCGTTGTACACAGCCGCGGGAGCAAGGGACCACGTTGTTTATGATCTTTCTGAAGGTGTCCCAGAATTTATTAAGGTGTTCGACGAAATATCTTATTTAAACCCGTCTGTTCAAGCCGAGTTTGAAAAATCAATGCCCGAGATTGCGCTTTTTATTAAACAAGCAAAAAGAGATTTAGGTTTAGACGTTGAAGGCGGGGAGAGTTTTAACCTTACAGCTTTGCAATCGGAAGTAGACCAAACTACAGAAATTCTTTCTAAATATGTTCCAGTGGATCGTAGAAAAGAAAGGGGCGTGGATTATCAAGTTTTTGATTTTGAAGATTTTAATATCAGTCTTTCATTTATGAAAAATAGTTTTAAAGAAAAAAACCTGTCTTTCGACGAGCAAGCAGACATTTTTGAAAAAGTTGCTAAAGATAAACTTTCTTTATCCGAAAAGATTAACGACGGTGCTAGTGCGACACCCAGCATGGCGAAAGAATCTCGTGAGGCATACGCAAACGTCTTGCTGGCGGAAGCAGGACTTGCAAGGGCCAAAGCTACGCGTGGGATGGTCGGTGACGAAGCCGAAGCTGTTGTTATAACCGCTGGAAAAATAGATGAAATCCGAAGCCGCGCGTTAGCACTGGGCAGAGAGTTTACAAGCGGGCTTTACCCTGCAAAATCTGACTATGGAAGACGGCTTGGGCAGCTTGCAAACTCTTTGAGAGAAGGCTTGGATGCTGTTGAAGGAGGTGCGCCGGAAGCTTACAAAAACGCACTTGCTTTTACTAGGGCTAAACACGACGTGGTTAGCCGAATGGTTAACGCAAAGGCTAAGTCTAGTTTGAGAAGTGGCGCAAGGGCCATAGACCCTGAAATTCAGTTTAGTACTTATATTAACGCAAATCCTAGCGTAACGTTAGGCCGGACTCGACAACTTCAAGCCTTGGCGCAATTTGCGGACGATCAAGACTTGGCTTCATATGCCCTTGAGGCTGGAGTTGAACCGGGTGTAGACCCCGTTTTTACAACTATAAACAACCTTACAGACGCTTATTTGAGGAAAACTCAAATAGACAAGGTTATTACAAAAAAATTCGACTCTACTTTAAACAGGGAAGTAATAGAGGTAAACGATCAAAAGTTAGCTGAGTGGAGAGACGCTAATTCAGATTTGTTGGAAGCTTTTCCACAGATAGATATTGATACAGCAGATGCTGTAACTTTTCAAAGGTCTTTAGAGTTTAAACAAGCTCGTAAAGCCAAGCTAGATAAGAAAGGGTTGGTCCAACAACAACTGGGTTCTCTTTTAAACGGCAGGTCTCCAACCGAAGCAATCGGAGAAGCTTTTGAGGCCGCACAACCTGCGGACGCTATGCGAAAGCTGTTTAACATTAGAAGAGTAGCCGCAGACTTCACTATAACCGGGGGTAGAACCCGGTCTCGTGTTAAACTGGGAACTCCTAAACCCAACTCAAGAACGGCGCTAATTCAAGAGGCCGGATTAAAAGTTAAAGACGTGAACGAAGGGTTTCGGACCGCTATCTTGCAACAAGCAATGATGCGGGCTGGAGGAGAAGTTGGAGGTAAAAACAAAACCTTTGACCCAAAAACGTTTCACGAGTTTTTGTTTAAGCCTATGGGCAAGTCTAATCAGGTTTCCGTTGCAGACCTTGCCTTAAAAAACGATATATTTACAGAGGGCCAGTTTAAACGGTTAAAATTTATGTCTACTCAGATGGTTAGAATTCAAGCTGCGGACGCGGCAGGAAGACTAAAAGACCCTGATTTTGCCGATGAGGCGGGTGCTATAGTAGATTTTTACTATTCTGTTGTGGGATCGGCGTTAGGTTCCGCAGCTTACAGTGCAACTTCAAGTGTCCTTCCTATTTCGGGTAGCGCCGGACAATTGGCGGCGTCTTCTGCGGGCGCTAAATATATAAGAACAATTATGCAATCAATTCCGGCTGTGCAGAACTTGGAAACTTTGGATCAAGCGTTTATGGACGCAGAACTTGTCAGCAAGCTTTTGCGTAGACCTACAAATGCTGCTGATGCCGAACGTCAAAGGTTTTCCGTTGGAAACCATCTAAAAGAAATGTTCTTTACAAAAGGCGCAACGATAGGCCGAGAGATGATTCCGTTTGTGGCTAGGGAAACTTTTGAGGAAGACGACAACACGGTTGAAGCGCCGTATCTAGGATTTCCGGGCTTTCCAGAAAACGCAGAAAAAAATCGTCAACAGTACATTGACCGTATTCGGCGCAACCTTCCTCCCAACGATCAGCAGGGGGCTTTTGTTCCACCGTCTAATTTTCCCGCGAGACCTTCGCCTGTGGTATCTCCCACCACGCAGGCGTCGGCCGTACCTAGTCCTGCCCCGGCTCCAATTAATTCTGGTCCGGTAGACAGAACTAGGTACGCAGCCCTATTCCCAAATGATTCGATTTCCGGTATGATGAAAACACAAATGTTGTCCCGCGGCGGCATTGCAAGTTTGATGAGGTAAGTAGCTATGATGAACAACATGTCACAAGGGCTCGGTTCGTTTAACAACATGATGCCTCAGAACAACATGCAGCAAAACCCTTATGGCCAACAGATGAACCCGCAGATGATGGGTCAACAGGTTCGCTCACCAGAGATGTTCAGCGAACAGCTAATGAACCCGATGATGCCTCAGATGCAAGACCCGTTGCAGGGCTTACAGCCGATGGCCGAGCCAGAGGGCTTTGGCGTTTACGGTCAGTCTTTATCTGGCTTCGCGGACGGCGGTGCGGCATCCAGTGGCGGCGTTCCTCGTGAGACGGTGATTGGTGGCCAGCCTCACATGTTGGCTTATATTAATCCTGAAGAGGAGCAGATGCTTTATGCCGCTGGCGGTTCGGGCGAGCCGGGTCCGGGCGGCATTCCTGCTTTTATTCCTGACGATGGAAATCGCGGCTCCTCCTACGCGCCCAGAACTTCCCCGCGCCCAAGAGCGCGGCCCGCGGACCTTTCTTCTTCAATGCGTCGGGCCAGTAGTCAGTCCGCGGCTGAACTAGCTTATATGGCTCGGGCTAGGAGGGCTGCTCAACAATCCACGGCTGGTCAACAGGCCGAGGCTAATATAGCTACTCAACAGGCGGCTGTTAAAAAACAAGCGGCTCAACAAGCCGAGGCTGATCGTAGACAAGTTTTGTCAGACCAACGTCTCGCGGATCAACAAAGGGCTCAACAAGGAACGGGTATTGCAGGTTTGGGCGGTCAGGGTGGTATGAGTACACCCGTAAACGTCTCCTATAACAATCCGGGCACAGGCCTGTCCGCCGACCGCCGCGCTTTAATAACTCAGGCTTTACAAAACACTCCTGTTAACCAGCGTGATGGGGTAATGAAGGCGCTGTTAGAATTACAAGGGCCTCCAGTAGATAACGAGACCATCCCTAAGACCGTTTCTTTTCCCGGGGGGAATGTTGTTGGCGGAACCGTACCTACTGCCGCAACTGTTGGCGGTTCCGCCGCGGAAAAACTTGCCGGGTACAGAAAAAACACGCCCAACACCTTTAGAGAATTCTTAGCAAATGCGTTAACTCCGGGTGACCAAATGAAGTATGTAAACGGTCTATTGGTGTATGGGGATAACCATCCAAACGCTGGTCAGCCCGTTCCAGAAGACGCCACAAATTCATTTGGACTAAAGGTAGGGATGGGCAACAGCGTAGGAAACGACAATCCGGGTGCAGGAAATTTCGCTAACTCTGGAGAAGCGCAGGCCGCGAACCAAGGTGGCCTACCCGGAATTCCCGGCGCTATTGCGGGTACTTTGGGAAAGGGTATGGCCTTTCTTGGGGGCATACGACCTACAGATGTTGAGGTAGGCCGTGGCGCAGATGGCCTACAGATTTTTCAGACAGAAGGCGCTTTTGGCGGGGCCGGAAATTTTTATGTAATTGACCCAATGACGGGTTTAGTTCGCAATGTTAAAGGTGCTAACGATTCAACCTCTCCACTTGTAGACATGAGCCAGATGATGGACGACGCCAGTAGCAACAATTCTGCGGAAGAACTGGCCTACGTTGCTAATCTTCAAGCCGAACAGGATGCTATTAATAACCCTGTGGTAGATGATCCTTACTCTCCAACTCCTTTAACAAGAGCGGGAACTGGAATGGGCTCTAATGTTGGCACTATTTACGACACGGGAAATACGATAGTTGAATCCGGTACAAATCCTTTTGCCCAAGGAAACCAAGTTGGTGCGCTTACTTTTGAAGAGCTAATGCGGCTTAACCAGCAACAAAATCGTATTCTTTAATGGAGCAGCTTAAACGTTTACAACTTATGGAACGTGAAATGATTTCTGATGGGAAATCAGCTTCGGAGATTGACGGTGCTAAAGCCCGCATTCGCCAGCAAGCTTATTCCGGAATACCTCCTGAGCTTAACGGCGTCGGGTCTTTAAGCGAAACGGCGCGGAATATGAACCGCGGCCCGCGGGGCATTGCCGCTTACATGGCGGAAGGCGGAGAAGCCGAGGAAGAAGTCTATGATGCAGGTGGTCGGTTTCAATTTGACCAAAACATGCAAGAACCTTCTATCGTTAGTTTTTTAAGAAAAATGTTTAACCGGGACACTTACGATACTTCTTTAGAAAAGGCCCGCAAGATAAAAGCAGGGGAAATGCCCACAGGTTATGAACCCCCCGGTGTACGACTCTCTCGTGAGTTCATAGGAATGACTCCTATTGGGACTGCGGAAACGGGGGTCGCCATGTATGACGAGTTTAACCAAGATGACCCCAACTACTTAAAACTAGGAATTATGGGAGCAGGGGAACTGGCGGGTTATATTCCTTTGGCGGGTCCACCTATTAAAAAAATGATTCGCGGCGGTAGAGGAAATGTTCCGATTAACAAGAATGTTTTTGATGATTCCGAAGAAATTATTGAAGTGTATCATGCGACTCCTAACGCTCCTTTTGAAAAATTAGACGCAAACATGTCAGATTTAAACAAAGATGGAGCTTTTGGGCCGGGAGATTATTTTTCGTTAGATAGCAGGTATCCGTCACAATTTGTTGGTGGAAGAGGAAGTTTATTATCTGCAAAAGTTGATGTTTCAAGAATGCTGGATGCTAGGTTGGGGGGCAAGCCGTTTACTTCAGATCAAACAGAAGGTTTAATAGAAGCTCTTTCTCGTAGAACAGACTTAGATGGAAAAAATTTAACGGTTGTAAAAAAAGATGACGTGTTGTCTGTTTCTTATGTAAGAAGACCTCTTTTTTCTGGTGAGCCGTTGGCAGACCGCAGATTAGTTCAAAGAATCCCTCTTAGAAATGCGGAAGAGGCTTTTAAAAAAATTAAAGAAATAACTAATAATATTAAAAACCCCCTTCAAAAAGATGCAGATGGATATGCCCTCGTTAGAAACAATTCAACTAATACGGAAAATTTAAAAGATGTTTTAAGTGAATCGGGTTTTACTGGCGTAGTGGGTGTACAAGAAGCAAGTAGCGGTGGAAAAAGTAATTTAGTTGTATTTGATAATTCGGTTTATAAAGATGGTGGCAAACTCGATACTGTAATAGATCAGGGAGTTATTCCAGAAGACATAGGGTTTTCTGCGTCACGATCCGCAGACGAGTATACAGCCGGAAACGATGCTAAAATAGTTGAAAATTACAGAAGACGTTTAGAGAAGGAAAACGTTTCCCCCCCGGGGTCTCCGGACTTTCGTACTTCTGAAGACATTGAACTTCTTGTACAAAACTTTGCTAGGCAACGATCACAAAAATACGCAGACGGAGGCGAAGTTATGGAAGGCATTGGTTCTTTAAACGAAACCGCACGAAACATGACTCGCGGACCGCGGGGCCTTAACTCTTTGCAACGTTTTGCTGAAGGCGGAGAACTAAACGTTAATTTACAACCTCTTGATTTGCCCGTTGATGGCCGTATGTCATACACTAAAACAGACGACGGGGGGATGTTTGACAGTGAAGTAAGCAAAACGTTTGAGGGGGGCCTTGGATCGCTAACTCCTTCTTTTGATTATTCTACTCAAAACAGTTCTAGAGACATGGGCGACGTGGTTATAGATGAAAACGGCGAACAGATAGGCTTTGCCGTAGAGGGTGAATTGTTTTTAAACTCAGACCCTGACAGTGAAGACAAGGTTCGCGGAGCATTTGAAGTAGAAAAATCTCGTAACAACACAAATTTCACGTTTCCAGAAGGGGAGTTTGTGCGGACTAATGAGGGTCTTTTAAAACGGTTTAATCTTGGAATGGATTTAGGGCGCTTTGGGTTAGATTTAAACCGCATGGAGGGCTCCGGTAGAGAGCCTGTAAATTCTGGGTCAGCTACTATTAGAATTGGCGAAAACGGTATTGTTAGATACAGTGATTCTGACCGAGGTGAACCGACTATTGGGTTTAATTATGCCAGAGAGTTCGCGTCTGGCGGACCTGTTTATATGAAAAACGGGGGAGAATCGTCGGAAGCTAAAGCTAGAAAGGATGTTTTAAACACCATTTACGAAATTGAGTCCAACTCAAATTATGACCAATGGAATTTAAAGGCAAAAAACCCTCCTGAAACACCTTTAAGCTCTTTGACAATTCAAGAAATAATGGATTTTCAAGGTGATGAAAACGGTCCCGCGGCGGGCGCAGGTCAAATTAAATACAATACTTTTAAATACTTGATTAAAAGTGGCGTACTTTCTCCTGACGATGTTTTCTCTCCGGAAAACCAAGATGCGGCAAACAGCCGTTTACTTGACCGAAGAGGTTTTGTTTCGTGGTTTAACGGAGACATTTCAACGGAAGAGTTTGGGTCAGACGTAGCCAAGGAATGGGCTTCTCTTCCACTGCTTGAAAGCAGGGATGTTTCAGGGGGGAAAAAGGAAAGAGGTGATTCTCGTTACGGGGGATCAAACAAGGCTCTTGTCGGGGCGGACTATTGGCAAGAGGCTTTAGACTCGGCAAAAGTCTCTCAACCTACAGTGGTTGCAAGTGCCGATACATCTGGAATTGCAACTTTCTTACCCCAGACAGAAACGCGGGCCACGCAGCCTCAACCCGTTTCCTATGTCCCAAACTTTCAAGGGTTTCAAATGCAGCCTTCTCAAGCCTCTTCCATGCCGGGGCCGCTTGAACCTGAAAGACCTCCGGTAGAAGAAGCAAAACAATACGCCAGCTTGTATGAAAAATACACCCCGCAAGCTATGCAGGATGCTTTGCAGGGACTTGGTTATTTCAACAGTCCTACGGGACCTTCTGGTTATCAACAGTTCGCTTCTGGCGGCGAAGCTTTAGGACCGCCCCCGTTACGCGGACCGGACCCACAAGGCATTGGCGCTTATCAACAGTTTAACGCAGCCAACCGCTAACGTCCTCTTTTAGCACCTGACCCGCTAGATCAATCTTACTGCGCAGCGCGTTCAACACCTTCTCATCTATGGTGTTGGGCGACACAAGATCAATATAAGTTACAGCATTCTTCTGCCCGATCCGGTGAGCGCGGTCCTCGGACTGTAGTCTTATCTCAAGGTCGTAAGAGTTACTGTAATAGATCACGGTGTTGGCCGCCGTCAGAGTGATGCCATAGCCGCCTGTCTTAGGCTGCCCCACAAAGAAACGCAGCGGATCATCGTCGTCTTGGAAGCGGTTAACAATCTCTTGACGTTCGTCTTGCGGCGTTGCTCCGTAATAAAGTGCGACCGAATCGGGCCCGAAACGGTCGCGCAGGGTCTGGCAAATCTGTTGGATATCGTGAGTGTACGAAGCCCAAATGATTGCCTTCCCTGATAGTTCATCTGTAATGCTCATTAGTTCATTCAGACGGTTGTTCTTTAGCTTCTGTATCTTTCCAACGTCGGGCTGGAAGAAACCGCAGCAAATCTGTTGTAGGCGCATTATTTGCGTCAAGACACTTTCTGTCGTCGCAAGCTCCCCGTTCTCAAGCTGTGCAAGAGCCAGCTTCTTCATCTGCCCGTAAACCTTGGCCTGCTCGTCGGTCAGTTCTACGTTGCGCCGAGTATAAATTTTGTCTGGGAGGTCTAGGCAGTCTTCTTTCAAAACTCGGGTGGAGAAGGTAAACAACTTCTCGTTTAACTCGTCTAGTCGGCGGTATCCCGTTATCTCTTGAAAACTCCGCGCTCCCATCACACGTTTCTGGACTATAGCGTACCTGTTCTGAAAAGCAAAGAAACTGTTATAACCAAGCGCCCGTTCGTCTAAGAAGTTGCACTGGCTAAACAAATCCATTGGGCTTTTGGTAACAGGAGAGCCTGTTAGTATGCGGCGGTACTTACTGTACTTCGTTAACACCATCAGGTTCTTTGTGCGTTGCGCCTTGCGGTTCTTGATAGTCGTGCTTTCGTCAATAACCATCATGTTGTCAGGGTTCTGCACTAGAAAACGCCCCGCGGCCCGCGCACCTCTGGGAGAGGAAAACGCTTCGACATTCATTACAAATATTTTAAGACCGTCGTAGTCTTCCATTATTAATTCTTCTAGTTCTGCGGCAAACTTCTTGCTTGAAGAGGGCGTCCAGCTTACTATCCTACGCTCAATTCGCTCTGGCATATGCAAGGGAATTTCGCCCAGCGCCCAGTTGTCATACACACCTTTAGGAGCCACGATTAACGCGGCCTTTATTTCGCCTTTTTCAAAAAGAACACCAATGTTATCTATAGCGACTTTACTCTTGCCCGTACCCATTTCCATGAAGTACGCATGAAAGCTCGCGGACCACGAATCTTGTAAAGCTTTCCGCTGATGCTCGAACGGTTCTGTTTTATATTCGTACAAAGTTTTATCCTTTTGAAGCTTGACTATACGATCTTATGAGAATATAAGCGTGTTTGTCAAGGCCGTAAAAGGGTCTTTAACAGCGAAAGTGAAAAAACATGACAGATATACTATCAATGATGGAAGCCGACTTTGAAGAGAACGTCGCATCTTCCATGGAAAAGGGCAACCTTGGCGGCATAGCCATACTAGCCCGCAAAATACGAACAGCCCAGCAAGAAGTCGAAGAGATTGAGAAAGACCTCAAGTCTCGCAAGAAAGACTTGCTGAAGCTGACAGATGAAGAACTACCTTCTGCTATGCAGGAACTAGGTATTTCCTCGTTTGCTCTGGATGACGGTTCAACAGTAGACGTAAAGCCTACATATGGAGCCAGCATTTTAGTTGCCAACAGGCTTCATGCCTACGCTTGGTTGCGTGACAATGGCTACGACGACATTATTAAAAACATCGTTTCATGCGAGTTTGGTCGTGGCGAAGACGATCAAGCCAGCGCTTTTAAAGCGTTTGCTTCTAAAGAAGGGTTTCCGGCGGATCAGAACGAAAGCATCCATTCGGGCACACTAAAAGCTTTTGTACGGGAACGTGTGGAAGCTGGGGACGACTTTCCAATGGAACTTTTCGGGGCCTATATCGGTCAACGCGCTATAATCAAAGGAGCAAAATAATGGCGAATGCAGTAACAAAAAATAAAGCAGCGGATGTAGCCGTGTTTGACACATCCATGTTCGAAGCAGATGCGGGCGCGGGAAACCAAAACGTAGGGTCAGAAGACCTCGCGCTGCCGTTTCTCAAGCTGTTGAGCGGGTTAGATTCCTTGCTGGACACACACGAAACCGCGCGTAAAGGTGACATATACAATACCGTCACAGGCACTGTAGTGAGCGGTAAGGATGGGTTAAGCGTAATTCCTTGTGCCTATCAGCGCGTGTTCATTCAGTGGGTTCCAAGGGGCGCTGGTACAGGCGCACCGATGAACGTCTACAAGCCGAATGACCCCGCTATGCCAAAGACTGAGCGTAGCAAAGAAGATAATAAAAACTACGTTGTCGGCGGTGACGGTGACTACATCGAAGAAACTCACCAGCACTACGTTATGATCGTCAACGAAGACGGTTCAACTGAAACGGCTCTGATTGCAATGAAGTCCACGCAGCTAAAGAAAAGCCGCAAATGGAACAGCATGATACAGTCGGTAACGATGCAGGGTAAGAACGGTCCGTTCACACCACCCCGCTTCTCTCACGTTTACCGCATCAAAGCGGAATCCGAGGAGAACTCTAAAGGTAGCTGGCACGGTTGGGAAATGTCCCGAGAAAACCCTGTGCAAGACGCATCCGTATATGCCCGAGCAAAAGCTTTCTCAGAAAGTGTGCTTACTGGCGACGTGGTTGTAAAACACCAAAACGAAGATGACAAAGGCGAAGGCGCTGACGACATTCCGTTTTAATGTTTACTAGGGGGCTGCTTCGGTAGTCCCCACCGCAAGGACAAAACCATGACAGTTAAAAAGTTCTCGTCTATCTTTGATGGACTGAAAGAAGCTTACGGCACATACCGGATAGAGAAAACTCAGTCCAACGGGAAGAACACAGGCAAAGCAGGCATCGTTCGCGAACCGCGCAACGCGGGTCTGTGGGAGGGCCACCTGTCGGGTAAGGGAAACTCTATCGGCATTATCCCAATAAACGCAGATAACATGTGCAAGTGGGGCTGTGTAGATATTGACCAGTACCCGCTGGATCATAAACTACTCTTAGAAAAGATCAGGAAGCTAAAACTTCCGCTCGTTGTCTGTCGCTCTAAGTCTGGCGGAGCGCACTGCTTCCTATTCTGTAAGGATTGGGTTGAGGCAAAAGACATGCAAAGGTCACTCAAAAGTATAGCGGCCGCGCTGGGCTACGGTGAAAGCGAGATATTCCCAAAGCAGATTAAACTGCACCTAGATCGTGGAGATGTGGGTAACTTTCTAAATCTTCCGTACTACAACGCAGAAGACGGTCTGCGCTACGGCATCCTAGATGACGGCACTTCGGCCACTCTAAAAGAATTCTTTGAACTCTACGAGACACACGTTCAAACGCCAGAGCAAATCCAGAAGCTCCAGATAACAGAAGCAACCGAAACAACGCCCGTAAGAGACGGCCCGCCGTGCCTACAGCACTTAGTCAAAGAGAAAATCTCTGAGGGTGGGCGCAATAACGGTCTGTTTAATATAGGCGTGTACCTTCGCAAGGCGTTCCCAGATAGCTGGGAAACAGAAATCCTGACCTACAACATGCAATACTTTGAGCCGCCGCTCCCACTGTCAGAAGTTACAGTGGTTGCAAAGCAGCTAGAGCGCAAAGATTATGCCTACCGCTGTAGTGATGCGCCGATAAACGCGCACTGTAACAAGGAACTTTGCCAAACCCGTAAGTTTGGTATTGGGAGCGCCATACAGAACGCTACAGTAGCCAATCTGCGTAAGTACAATTCAACGCCCCCCGTCTGGTTTATGGACGTTAACGGCGAGCCTCTGGAGCTAGATACAGACGCCCTAATGAGCCAGCCGATGTTTCAGAAAGCATGTATGGAGCAACTCAACTTCATGCCGCGCAGCGTGGCAAAGCAACAGTGGGAAGGTCGGATCAGCGCACTGCTTACAGAGATGCGCGAAAACGAAAGCGCCATCATGGAAGTGGCAGTAGACGCCAGCGTTAGCGGCCAGTTTTACGACTACTTAGAAGAATTTTGTCGTTTCCTACAGCAAGCGCAGGACAAAGAAGAAATCTTGCTCCGCCGCCCTTGGACCGACGAAGACGCAATGGTAACCTTCTTTCGCCTAAAAGACTTCGAAAACTTTCTAAAGAAGAACAAATTCTTTGAGTACAAGTCACACCGAATTGCCCAGCGCCTGCGTGACATAAACGGCGATAGCACCGTTCTGAAGATCAAAGGCCGCGCAGTGCGGGTCTGGCAGATTCCAGCGTTTGAGTCTGGCGACATAGATATAACAACTCCAGACTTCACACCAAAACAGGAGAGCCCGTTTTGACAACCCCAGTATTAAAAAAACTTAGAAACGTAGAGATCGTCCGGATGATCGACGAACAGCACATGACAAAAACCGCCGTCGCTAAATGGTTTAAAATAAGCAAACAGCGCGTGTGGCAGATTTACGAACGGGAGAAAGAAAATGTTCAGGATATTCGGCCCACCGGGGACGGGGAAGACAACCAGACTTCTTAATATGGTTGACGACGCGCTCCAAAAGGGTGTCGCCCCGATGAACATAGCTTTCCTAGCTTTTACACGCAAAGCCGCCAACGAAGCAAAAGAACGCGCGGCTAAACGCTTTAACCTAGACCCCAAGAAAGACCTGTTCTATTTCCGGACACTGCACAGCCTAGCTTTGACCTGTTCCGACATACGCACCGAACAGGTAATGCAGGACGAAAACTATAGGGAACTCTCCAGAGAGATGGGGGTGCAGCTAAACGTAGCTCGTACCAATAACTTTGATGACGATCTGCCTGAGATGACCAAAGCAACTGACCCTATCTTGGGCCTGATTAACCTTGCCCGAATGCGCAAAGTGCCGCTGCGCCAACAGTACAACGAAACCCCAATCGAAATAGAGTGGAACATTGTAACCTATGTGGACAAATGCCTGACCAGCTACAAAGAAAACATGGAGATGTACGACTTCACAGATATGCTGGAGAACTTTCCAAAAGAAGGCTACACAAGCTGCCCGCACTTTGACCTATGCTTTGTAGATGAAGCGCAAGACCTTTCACCCATACAATGGGACATAGCGCACATCCTAGACGAACGATCAAAAAGAATGTACTGCGCAGGCGATGATGACCAAGCCATATACCGCTGGGCAGGGGCAGATGTAGACCACTTTATCGGGCTGGACGGCGGATCAGAAACCCTGTCACAATCCTACCGCGTTCCATTCCTAGTACACCAACTGGCAGAACGGGTCGTGTCCCGTATCGGTAAGCGCTTCCTTAAAGAATACAAACCAAAGGTCGATGAATACGGTTCGATACGCCGTATCTTCAGCGTCGAAGAGATAGACATGTCAGAAGGATCGTGGCTCATCCTCGCCCAAGCCGGATACCAGCTACAGCCCGTAGCCGCCGAACTCCGGTCCTCCGGATACCTGTTCATCAATCGCGGCCATCGCTCCATATCCGAAAAGATATCCGACGCCGTTAACGGTTGGGAACAACTGCGCAAAGGCAAAGAAATCACAGGAGCCGTAGCGCGTAAAATATACAGCTACATGTCAACTAAAGACCGCGTGAAAAGAGGCTTTAAAACCCTGACCGCCGTCGAAGATACAGACTTCGTAACCCTCGAAACACTGACCGCGGACCACGGACTTTTAGCAACACAAGACATGGTATGGCATATTGCCATGGACCGCGTACCAGAAAGCGACAGAGCCTATATCATTGCAATGCTTCGACGAGGCGAGCGCTTTAACGGCGAGCCACGCATAACCGTGTCAACGATACACGGGGCAAAGGGCGGAGAGGCGGACAACGTAGTTCTATTCACAGACCTTTCCCCCGCCGCCGAAGAACAAATGAATGTTAACCCAGACGACACGCACCGCGTATTCTATGTGGGCGTAACTCGCGCTAAACAAAGCCTGTTTATCGTGGAACCTCAAGACTTCACAAGGAGTTATGATCTATGAAACAACAAGAACGTTTTGAATTTATAGAGGCCGAGATTGACCGAGCCTATGTTCACGCTGATGACGAATGGAAACAAGAGTATTACCAGAACGCCGCTAAATATCTAGCTGAACACAAGATTGTTGAAGGCGGAAAGATTTGTGCCTTTTGCAGATCACAAGGGATGGCTGATCCGCACCACCATAACGTTTGGGGTGCAATGATGACATCTCTAAAAAAACTAGGGTGGGTCGAGAAGATAGGAATGGTCCGCCCAACTACACGCCACACGCATATTAACGAAGTATGCCAATGGGAAAGCAAACTATTTAAGGGAGAGAAGACGTGAATTGTTGGCATTGTAAGACAGAACTTATTTGGGGAGGAGATCACGATTGTGAGGATGACGAAGAGCATTCTATGGTCACAAACCTCTCATGCCCTAAATGCGAGAGCTTTGTATTAGTTTATTATCCAAGGGAGAAAGAAGATGAAACGTGATGAAATACTGGATTTGTCAAAAGAACTGATAAACGGCCAACGCGCCAAAGACTACGGCGATGCGTTCGACAACCACAACAGAATAGCGGAGGGTTGGAACATAATTACAAACAGCGCACTGGTAAGCCACGGCGCACTGACCGCGCAGCACGTTGTATTAATGATGGATTGGGTGAAGACAGCACGGCTACTTAACACTCTGGATCACGATGACTCTTGGATAGATAAAGTTGGTTACAGCGCTCTTGGTGGCGAGTTCTCACAAAAGAACGAAATGATCCAAGAGATAGAAGCAGTAAAG